CTTAATAAACACAGCACTACATTAGAATTAATATCAAAAGATTTAGAAGCTAACTCTGAATTTAGAATTAAATATCCAAGAGGTGAGCTTGGTCAATCATCTGGAGAGGCGGAGCTTTTCATGTTGGTAGAACACTTAGCAGGTGTTTTAGATGATGTAGATAAAGAAGTAAAAAGTATGAGAAACAATGCAGTAAATATAGAATTTTTAAAAGAGAGAACAAAAAAACTTACAGAGGATGTAGAATCATTAATTAGGAATGGTAATGGGGCGCATTAATAGACAAATTATACAATATATTTCTGACATGGAAAAGAAAGCAAAGCAGATGAATTTTGTTAAGACTTTGAAACAGTCTGTTGAACATGGCAAGAATGGTACGCAAAAATATATGATTAAAAAAGGAATTAACAAAGGTAAGGTATTATGATAGAGGTTGTATTTGCACTTTTACTTTTACAGGACCATAAAATTATAGAGCATAGGTATCATGACAGCTTGCAAAGTTGTTTAAAATCTAAGCGTTACGCTATGAAGGACAAAAGCACTAAAGACAGAGTTGTCTATAAATGTATAAAATCTAAAGCAAATGTAGAGATTTATATGGGAGAAAAAAAAATAACATCTTTAATTTTAAATTAACATGGATAAAATATTTTATAAATTATTTAGTTATTTAGATGTCTATTCAAAATGGGTAGATGATATGTTTGTAAATAAACCAAAGAAAAAAACAAAAAAAAAATGCAAAAAATGTCATTGTGATTGTCATTGTAAAGATGAATTACACAGTCATCATTATGATGGTAATTTATGTGCTTGTGGAGGTTGCAAACATTAAGGATTTTATGAGGTGTACTTATGGAATATTTATTGATAAAGTTAGAATGTTTATTCAGAAAGTTATATGCTTTTGTATGGCAGTTACGAATAAAATTAACTATGAATTTGGAGAGAAGAAAAAATGTACGAAGAATTAAAAGAACAAATAAAAGAACATGAAGGTTTTGTTCCAAGAACTTACAAAGATAGTTTAGGTAAAAGAACTATTGGATTTGGTCATCTTTGTGTAGAACCTGAACAATGGGATGATGACAAAGAATATACTAGAGAAGAATTAGAAAGAGTATTTGATAAAGATTTTGAAGAAGCTGTTAAAAATGCCGAATCACTTATATCTGAAAGATCAATAAATTTTATTGCTAAACAAGTAATAATAGAAATGGTATTTCAACTAGGTATAGGTGGTGTAGGTAAATTTAAAAAGATGTGGTCTGCACTAGATACAGAAGATTATGGGGAAGCATCTTTTCAGATGATGGATAGTTTATGGGCTAAACAAACACCTAACAGAGCAGAAAAGTTATCTCAAAAAATGCGATCTGCAAAAACATAGGAGGTATTATGTGGTTAAATATAGCTGCTAAATTAGTTCCAGGTATGATTAAAACTGGAATGAATATTGCAGCAAACAGAAGAAAAGCAAAAGAATTACAATCAGTTGCAGAAATGCGTCATGCAGAAAAAATGGCAAATGGTGAACTAGAATATAAAGCACAAGTTTTAAAATCAAACGATCAAGGTATAAAGGATGACATTGTTTTGCTTGTGGTAATTTTGCCAATTGTAGTTTTAGCTTGGTCAGTATTTAGTGGGGATAGTCAGGCTAAAGAAAAATTAGATTTATTTTTTCATTATTTTAATAATTTTCCTGAATTTTATAAATGGTTAGTTCTTGGAATTTTTGGATCTATTTATGGTTTAAAACCAGGTATGGATCTATTTAAAAAAAAATAAATGTCTGACAACAGCTTAGAAATTATTAATGAATATAAAGATCAGCTTAGAATTTTGCGACAACAAATAGCTGAGTTAGAAGATTCAAATAAATCTAAAGATTCTGCTAATAAAAGGTGTTTGCAAAAATTAGAGAATACATCCAAAGATTTAGAGGAAGCTCTTAAAAAATTAAAAAATTTAGAGGAAAAAAAATAATGAAATACGCATTATATATGGTTATGTGTTCTCTTGTTGCTGGTGAGTGTATGACACCACACAAAATGCAAGAATTTTATGATAGTTTATATAGCTGTTTAAATGCAGGTTATAAAGAATCTTTTAAAAAATCACAAGAAATTGGTAAAGAAGAAGTAAATAAACATCAAATTTATTTAAAATTTATTTGTAGAGAAGAAGAAAAAAATATTATAATTCCAAAACCTAAACCAAAGGTTGAGATATGATATATTGTGTATTGTGGAAAAGAAATGATTTACATGAAATGTTCACTAACACCATCTTTTCTACAGAGGAAGATGCTAAAGATTTTGCAAAAAGATCTAAATTAAAAAAAAAACATGATTGCAGAATTATGGAATATGACTATAAATATTTTGAAGGAGTAAAATTAGAAAATGGCAAAAACACCAGCATGGCAAAGAAAAGAAGGTAAATCTAAATCTGGCGGACTTAATGCTAGAGGTAGAGCTTCTTATAATAGAAGAACTGGTGGAAATCTTAAAGCTCCTGTAACAACTAAACCCTCCAAATTAAAAAAAGGTTCTAGTGCATATAATAGAAGAAAAAGTTTTTGTGCTAGAATGAAAGGCATGAAACGAAGATTAACCTCTGCTAAGACCGCAAGAGATCCTAATTCAAGAATTAACAAAGCTCTACGAAAGTGGAACTGTTAATGAAACGATCAATACTTAAATTAATCGTTAAATTAAGAATGTTCTATGCTGATGTAAGAGGTCATCATGGTAAAAAATGGAACTATGAACCTTCTGAACATTACATGGGAATACATAAAAAAAGGAGATAACTATGCCTTATGGTAAAGGTACTTATGGATCTAAGAGAGGGCGACCTCCTAAGAAAAATAAGATGAAGAAAAAAAAGAAAAAAAAATAATAATTAGGTGTAATCATGTTTATGGTTGGGTATGGTTGGAGGGTTAAATGAGAAAAATATAATGAAACAATTAACTAAAAGACAAAAAGATGCTTTATTAAGACATAAAAAACATCATACTAATAAACATATGGCTATGATGAGAAAAGCTATGAAAAAAGGTAAAACTTTTGGACAAGCTCATAAAATGGCTATGAAAAAAGTTGGTAGATAGAATATGAAACAAGCAATTCTTGATGCGTTAGAAAAAAGATATGAAGCTCAAATATCTGAAGCTGATGCAACTATTAATATTTATTTAAACAATAGTGTTGGAATAGGAGAGCATCCACAACATATTGACGAAATTGATAAATTAGTAGATAAAATAGCAAATGCAGAAGAAAAATTAAAAATATTAAAGGAGTTTAGCAAATGAAAAAAGGTTATCACAGAACAAAAGATGGTAGAACTGTAAAAAAAGGTTTGTACTACTATATGAATAAAAGAAAGAAAGCTGGTACTAGCAGAAAAGGTAAAGGTACAGTTTCTGATAAAGCATTAAAAAGGTCTAAAAGAACTGCAAAGAAATAAATCTAAGACTTGGAAAAAATCAAAACAGATAATTCTTAATATAGGTAAATGTAGGTATTGCCTTAAGGAAATGGTCAATACAGAATCTTTCGTCTGTTTTGCAGATAAAACAAAAGCTCATTATCTATGTATGAAAAAAGATGATGAAAAACCTAAAACTGCTTTTGATTGGTAAGGCGACCATTTCTGATCGCCTTATTTTTAACTTAATCTATTCTTTTCTTTTGCCAACTATTAGATTTTACTTTATACTTTTTTTCTATAACTTTTTGGATTGAGTGCCAGATTTGACTTTCTAATTCTTTATCTGGTTCTTTAGAAGTATCAGTAACTCCATAATCAACAAATGATCTTCTGTTGGTTATCTTAATTGTAATAATTTTTTCATCAATTATTTCATTAGGATAATCAAACATCAGTTTCATAGCTAAATCTAATGCTGGAGATTTAGTTTCTTTATTCATATATTTTACCCCCTTTTTTTTTATTTACCCATTATATCATATTCACTTTTACAATTTTTTTGTTTTTGACCAACTCATTAAAAAGTAGACGATTAGAATTTTAGGGTGGTAGCCGGTTGATGCGACAACAAAACACTTTTTAGGTTTTTTAGTGTTTTAAAAAAAAATTAATATCCCCAGAATTTTTTAGCATCTTTGAGATAATTTTCATCTAAATCATTTCTCCAAAAATATGTATCAAAGTTAGGTTGGATATAATTTTTTATAACTTGAGGATCACTACTAATTTGTAGTAAGTTTTGTCTAACTTTACATTTTTGAATAATGATTGGTATTCTTTTCTTTATATTTTCTGGTTTTAATTCTTCGCAGTTATCAGCATGAAATACTTTGAAAGTTTCTTCATTAATATAACAAAGATAAACTGGAAGCTTAAATACAGAATAATAAAAATCTATTTGCAGTAAATGAAAAGGATCAGGTCTTTCTTCTGGTAGTTTTGCAGTTGTCCAAGACCTAGTACCATCTTTCTTTATTCTACCTTTTCTTGGAAACTTGCATTTATCTTCAATAATAATATTACCTTTTAAATCACAATAACCATGAATAGGAATTTCTATCCCATCAAACCACCTAAATGCCTCTATCTCTGGTTTGCAGTTGTTAAAACCTGGAATTGTTTGATGAGCTTTATGACCATTTTCTATCATTAAAGGGAGAATAGATTTATAATGTTCAAATTCATCTCTTTGACTTAACTCAGGTGTTATTTTTTTTAATTTTTCGTTAACTGGGATAAACATTATTTTCCTCTACATTTTCAGAAATAAAATAATCTAAATCTTTATTTAAGTATTTTGATATAGCAATAAGTTTGTCTAGTGGAATTCTATTTACTGCTTTCTCATATTTTTGAATTTGTTGGAATGTTATGTTTAATTGTTTAGCCAACTCAGTTTGTGTTACAAATCTTTTTGGCATTTTATTATCAGGATCTAATTGTTTTCTTTCTTTATTAAATCTTGCGTTTTTTATTCTTACACCAATTGTTTTGTATAGATTGTTTGTTTCCATTTTTCCTTCCTTTTATAGTTTAGAGTATAAAATCCCTACAAAGTTTATACAACTTTTTAATTATTTACTTAACAGTAAATAAATTTTGCGTCTTTATTCTCAGATTCTACAATTCTTCTATATGTTTTTACATATTCTTTTACAGCTTTTAGAGTGTGAATACATTGTCGTCTTTTTTGACCATTCATAATTTTCTTATGATTCTGCTCTAACTGTTTGTAGAGTCTGACATTATTGTTGCTCAACATCAGAGTTTATACTCTCTCCAGCGACAATTTTTGTATTTGCCTTAATGAGCTTGATGTCGCTGATTTTTATTTTAGCAGCATCACTAGGCATCTTTTGATTAGCTGCTAATTCAGCAGTATCAAAAAATTCATCAAATTGTACCTCCATCTCATAATGAGATGTTTTTTGTACTTTAGACATTTAACTCCAAGTTTCTACGATAACCTTTTAATCGTCTTATGTCTTTTCGTTCTTCAAGTTTCTCAATTAATTGAGTAATTGAGTTCTTGCTTTTATATCCCATTTCTTTTTTCATTTGTTCAAAAGTAGGCATATAGTCATGTTTTGTATAGAAATCACTTATAAATTGCAAGAGTCTTTTCATATTGGGTGTCATAGGTCGTCTATTTTGTT